TGACCATTTCCAATGCCAATGCGGCTTGTTCAGCATCACCATACAGTGTTTCTAATGTGATACCTAAGTCTTCAACACTTCTAGCGGCGTTAACAGCACTTGCTAAACCCAATGCGGCTGTACCTGCGGCGGCTAAGCCTGCCGCTAACGAGCCAATACCTAGTCCAGCACTTCTAGAACTTTGTTCAAATTTATTTACAGAGCTATCGGCATTCTTCATGCCCTGTTTAAATTTACGATCGTCTAGCTCTAGTACAACCTTTATACTTTTAGCCACTATAGTCTCCCAACCTTGCTATTGATTATGTTTTCTAAATAATCAATTGTAGGATCACTCATACCTTTTGGTGCTTGTTTACTGTAGCCCTCATCCAGCCTACCTGCATATGGATAATTGGCTTCTATCCTACTCTTTCTTTCATTTGTTACTGTTTTGTTACGAGCATTACCTGTTCTTTTAGGAGTAATGCCTTTGAAATAACCACCGGCTTGTTTGACACTTTCACTGGGAACTTTTTCTAGTTCTTTCATTAACTTGTCAAATTCGCTGGTGTCTATTCTCATTGCTTCTTAACCTGTTCCATTCTACGTTGTAAATCTTCTTGACTCACACTGTTTTTAGGTATCTTACCTTTGTCTTTGCTGTTTTTGTAGTTGTAATAACTGATTGCTGTGTCAAAATAGATTAAATCTATTGTGGTTGCCTCTCTCAATATTTGACTAGGCAACATCTTATAACGCTCAGCCATTGCTTCTACAAGTATAACGCTGTTTAGAACAGGATCTTTTTCACTAAAGGCAAGATCGTTTACTTTCCCAGGGTTTCAATCACCTTTGTAAGTGCTCTAAATGCAACGTCACCTGGCAATGTTACTTTGCCACTGATAACAGGTTTGCCATTTTCATCTAATATCATTTCTTTGGCCACTGTCATCACTTGTCCCACATCTTGATTGCCTTGTGCCATTTGCACATACTTGTCAATTGGCTGGCGATCCCATACCCAAAATTCGATTGCGTCACCGTATTTTTCAGTAACGAATTCGTCGTCTAGGGTAATTTTAACTAATGAGGGTTCTTTTGCTAATTCTGTAATGTTCACTGTATATCTCCTTTACTATAAATCTTTTTTCTTAAGGTTATGAATTGCAGTTAGTGAGAATGCAATTCGTTTTTTTGCTTTTTCTATATCTCTATTAGCACAATTTATTTCATTTTGTGCTTTGGCAATTTCTTGCTCAATACTCTTCAGGATCTCCTCCGTCGAGTGATTCTCCCATATCTTCATTGTCTGTCTCTATATCTATATTTATTGTTTCTTCAACAATTGGTTGTGGTTTTGGTGCTGGTTTTACTTCAGGCGCACTATCACCTTTGATAATTTTATCCATTTCTTTACGAGAATATGGAACACCTTCCCAAATAAATTTGTCACTGCTTTTTGCAGTCTCGCACCATTTGTAATATCTGTTTAATGATGTACGTTTCATAAAATCTCCTTAAAAATACAGCAGGGCGAACCCTGCTGTAGATCTTGTGGTAATACCTAATTAAGGTGTTACTGCGGCCTCAGTAAAGTCACCGTTCACTTCAATAGTGACTGGAGTGACCCATAGAGGAGCGTCTGGGTTTACAGTTGGTGCTAGACCACTGATAAATCCTGTTCCTTCGAGGTATTTTGAACCGCTGTCAGTTCCATCAAAGTAGATTCTAAAACCAATCTCGGTTTTATTTCCACTTGTTCCGAATAAGCCATCTGTAACAACAACGCCAGTACCTGCCGCACCAAAGAACACATCGTCATCAACGATTGCATTCAATGATAATTGGTTAGTTGCTGGTGTAGTTACAACTGATTCAGATCCACTGTCAAGTGTTTTATATCTGAATGTACCAGTTGCATTGTTAACTGTAACGTCTTGCATAAAAGGAATAGATAGAACATTGGCGTCAATAATAGTGGTGTTACCACCACCAACGATGTCGTATAATTTTAATACGGCTTCGTTACCTGCTGATGTATTAATTACTGCCATTTGTTTTCTCCTTTAAAGGTTAGTAAAATTAAATTCAAAAGTGTATGTGATATAATCATCTGTTATTTCTGTTTCTACTTGCGAACTTTGTTCAAAAACGTTTGTAACGCCTGTTCTAGCCGCCAGTATACCAGCCACAACTGAATCTATATCACTGGGTTGATTCTTAGCATCTGTAGTCAAATATGCGTTAACAGTTGTTTCTGTTTGCATAATATCCTCACTGAAAGTAGGAGCATACTCTGTAACATCCAAATCTTCTTGACCGATATAAACAGTCTTCATATTTTTCTCATACAGAGGTGTCTCACCACTTTCAAAAGGCAATTCACTGCTGACCTTAAACGCAGTATAACTTGCAATATTAGTAGTAATTTGGCTGATTAAATCAGTTCTTTTACTCATTATCTAACGCTCACAATAGTTCTTCTACGTCTAGTTCTACGATTAGCAGTCGAATAACTGATTGCTTTCTCGTCTGCTTGCACTGTTCCGTCTGCATCATAATCATACCAATCAGCCATTTGAATCAATTCATGATAAATGTCATTGAACTTGACTTCATAGTATTTGATCTTTTGCACTTCTGGAGAATCCTCAGTAGAGAAGTCTGCAATAAGTGGAAGTAGATACTCTTTGAAACAGTAGTAGACACACATATCAGTGAACTGCTGTCTTCTGCCTAACTTATTACCCGGATCAATAAGATTCGGATTTACATTAGGCAGATTACTTAGATCGTTAATAGTGTTGCCCACATAAGCATTGTAAGATTGCCACCAAGTTGATGCCTTCATTTTCAACAGAATTCTGTTGGTGCTTTTTTCCAACATGTCTTCCACAAAATCACTAACATCAGCAAAGCCTGACTCTGCTGGAACTGCTAATTCATTTGCTTCTAACAAACGTTGGTCTTTTTGTAGCACATCGGTATATTCAGCAAATGATAAAACATTGCCACCGCCATCAACTATAAATGCCATGATCTTCCCCTATTCCTTAAGATGCGTCTGGTAAGTTGTTACTTCTAAAGAACATCACACCTGCTGCCTGACCTACTAGGCCTTGCATCAACGCTCTGTTACCGATGTCACTCAATGAACCAATTGCCGCACCACCTGCTAAAGATACTTGCTCGTTAATAGCAAATTCTAATGCTGGGTCGATAATTGAAACATACATGCCATCAGAACCAACTGGTGCATTTTGTTGTCTAAGTTGTGAAACCGCTTTAGCAATCGCTGTGATGTTAGCAGTAGCACTACCAATTGAAGTGTTTGCTGTAACTGGGTTAATGAAGTTACCACGTAAAGTGATAAAACCATTTCTCACAGAACCTCTGAATAGGTGCTTGTCTAAATCGACATCATACCACATTCTAACTGATGGCTCTCTCTTTGAAGCAAAACCTAATGCTTCTGGAGACATTACAAAGTTAGTTGTGTGAGTATTCGCTGAAGAGCCTTCACCTGTATCAGCCAATGTAGCACCTGTTTTTGCTTGTGCTAAACCAGCGATGTCAGTTGCTTGTGCTAAACCGCCTGCAAGTCTTGTTAAAACAGCATTTCTAACAACTGCTAAGCCGCCGTCTTCTAATGCTTCTTCGGTTACGTCTGTTGCAACACCTCTTTTAGCAACTGTGATGCTAACTGATGTTGGGTCAAAGTCTGAAACAGCACCTGTAGATGAGATAGAATTACCTTCGCCTACTGTGCCTGCGTTTACATACGCATTTGTTAATGGGAATTTTACAGTATCCCCGGCTTCGCCACTGATTTGTAATGAATTTACTATGATATTCTGGTTAGGTAGCAGAACAGCGTCCATGTAGTATGGTACCAAATCCGCTACGATATCAGAATATAACTCAGCAATTCCTGTACTTGTTGTAGCCATTATATTCTCCTATTTGTTGACTATTTTTTAACTAAATTTAGCCCTTGATTTTTCCATTGTCTTCTTAACCATTGCATCGGTTATAGAGCCTCTGGATAATTGAGGACTGTTTTGTCGTATTGCAAAATACGCTCTTCTGTATTCAGCATCGCTATTTAATCTGCTGTCATCTAAGGCTTTATTACCTGAGCCTTTGACGTCTGCTGATGTTTCGCCATACTGTAAATCAACACCCTTCTTGCCGAAAGTTAAACCTAGACTTTTACCTACAACTTCTACTGCTTTTGCATAGTCTGGTGTTTCACCATCAGTTGTTAAAAATTCGTTGCCATGTCTAATAGCAAAAGTGTCACCTTCTACTGCCAACATGCCATCTGCTTTCATCGACTTGACTACTGCATTTTTTTGTTCTGCATTCCAGTTACCTGGCATTGCTGATTGCAAGTTACTCATATGGTCTTTCAACAACAAATCTGTTTTGAGACTGTTTACTTGTGCTGTTAGTTCTTCTACAGTTGCTTCACGTTTCTTGACTGCGTCTCTCAATGCATTAACATTGAGGCTACTGCCTTCTTCGCTAGGCGTTGTGTCCTGTAGTGTTTGAACAACACTTTTAACACTGTCTAGACTGTCCACATTAAGTTCATTTAAAAAACGACTTTCTGCTTCTCTTCTAGCATTGCTGGCAATTTTATTTGTATCGTCTCTGGTATATACCCTTTGACCATCAACAAACATTTTACCTTCTCGCATCTCAACACTTGGTGTTGTGCTTTTATCAGATTGTAGTTCTGCGACATTATTGTCAACAGGTTGTGCGGAATCTGTTACCGGTGCTGTATTGTCGGACTGCACTGCCGTATCTTGGACTGCTTGTTCCATTTTTATCTCCTATTAATCGCTGAAGTATGCGTAATTTATAATATTGTGCAACTTCTTATGTTACACCCTACCTATAATGAATTTTCACTGTAACTGCTTTCTAAAAGTTGATACAGTCTATCCTTAATCTTTTCTTGTAATTCTTCTGTCATGTCATTGCTTTGTAAGCCTGCCATTCTCAGTCGTAATTCAAATTCTTCATGTGTGGTAAAAGGCATATAAATCACAGTGCCATCTTCTTGTTCGTGGCTGTGTGTGCCTGTTCCACCTAATTCTCTAGCACGAGCTTCTGCTTGTGCTTCTGTAGCATATTCATCTACAACATCTATGTTTGTGAACATGCCTGTAAATCTTTCATATACATCTAACAATTTATGTAATTCGTTTATTTCGTTTTCAACACCTTTGTGACTGTACAATCTGTTATAACTGATTGACAAATCTTCTGGTACTGGTAATCCCATCCAGTCAAACCACATTGGCCACAATTGATGTGCTTCTACGTTTTCCAAGTTGACTGCTTTCTTTCTGATAAACGCTTCTAACTTTGAGTCATACTGTTCTATTTGTACACCGCTTCTGCTTGCACGAATAAGTTCATCACTACGCACCATTGCCACTTGATTCATCTTTTCGATTTTTTGTTCTACCAATGATCTCAATTCACTAATTGAATCTAAGGGTGGTGCTACAAATTCGAAAACATAATTAGGTTGCCCGTTGAGACCTGACTGCACTGTTATTACACTTCCAGGCTCTGCTCCAACTGAAAAGTTATTCTGCTGTAAAGTGGTTTCATCACAAACCGTGACGGGGTGAGCACCATATGAAATACTCGAATAAATTTCCCCATAATCAGAATAAATGCTTCTCTGTATTTGAGCAATATCAAAGATCGGTGTATGGCCTATGCCATTGTATATCTTCGAGCTTTGATAAACGGGTCTTACAGGAATGTAACCCAATTCATTCTCTTGGGTAATCTTGTAAAGACCTTTATCTTCTTTTTCATTACCTTCAACATAAACAGCACCCTCTGGTACGTTGATGTCTATGTCTTCATCCATTGGCACAAAAATTGTGTCGATGCTGTCTTTGGTAATGTATTGATATATTTCTACGTCTGGATCTGTGCTGGTTCGTATAACAATGCGTTTGAGTTCTAAATCACCGCTTGGTGTGTATTCATATTCCCAATTGGTTACGTCTAATGGTGTGTGCATTCTCCAACGTGGCACATCACTGCCCGCTGGCTTTATACAACTAACCCACACAACTCCATACACTGTGGTATATGTATCTACCATACTCATAAATTCGTTGATTGAATTGTCTTCTCCATCACAATTCTCAACAAATGATTCTATTTCTGGTGTATCTGGCAATTCTCTAACAGGCGGCGTTCTAAACAGTATTGAGTTATATTCACTCACATACAATCTTGTGTAGGGTAACACAGGCACATTTTGTAATTTTTCTTGATAAAAATTGCTTGCGTATTGATCGCCGTTGTTTGCTTCGCTTTTGGTGTGAACTGGTTGCACATAACTTTTGTATACTGCGGTTTGGTTGCCGTCAGCATCATAGTCATATGTGTTGATTGTTTCGCTTGGTGTAGAGTAATCTATATCATAGGCTTTGAGATAATTACCATTTCGGTATTCTACTCCACCATAATAGCTCTTAACTGCTAATTTCCAATCGTCACGGTAGCGGTCATATAGACCATGAGCACCTACGATGAAATCATAGTAATTAAACCCTTTAGCCATAGAGTCTCCTAGGAATTTTGATATGCATATTTAACACACTTATTTATCAGATTGACAAAAAAGACGTGTAAATTCTGTAAAATACCCAAAAAAAGTGTAAAATAGTGGTTGACAATAGTGGTAAATCGTGTATAATATGTGTATAGTTAGAAATTAGGGGTAAGGAGCCCATGACTATTATGAAAAATATTATTGTAACTTTATTCGCTGTTTTTGTAAGTGCTAATGCTTTTGCTTTTGCTTCACCTTCACAAGAGGCTAGAACAAAAGACTATTTGGCTGTGGCTAAAGATATGGATACCATGGCATCTGCATGTTCTTATAAGAAGCGTTATGATTTGCTAGACGCAATGATGGCCAAGGCTTATGCACATGCTGGCGCTACTGATTCTATGCAACAAAAAATTGTTGACATGTGGTATATGAATGCACCACAAGATGCACAATTACGTAGAATGGCTGTTTATTTCAAAGCCAACAAGAATTCTGCTAGTGTTAAAAAAGAGTGTGCTAGTGTGTTTGTTCAATTAGACGATTTCCTAGCAGAACTTTCATAAGGAGGCGGCGACATGACATTTAAAGATTTTATTTTTAAGTTGCAAATGAAACAAATTCCTGGTATCGAAGCATTATTGGCTTGCGAACCTTTTGTGAAAAAAGAATTCGATGATCGGGGTATATTCGAATTTGGCATAGAATTACTTAGAAATCCTGCTACACATGATCTAGGTTTTGCCGAATTGTCCAACATTACCAGCAAAGAACAAAGCATACAAGAAATAGTTAATGTTCTTTGGAATAGTATATGCGATTTCGATACTGCAGGTAGAGATGTTAGCAAATTACGTTATCGCCAACTTTGTGCTAATCCATGCAATGCACTAAAGAGACGTGTTCTTAAGAGTTATTACTTACACTATTTCGATATCGATCAAGAGCCTAAAAAAGATGAGGTATGGGGTAATATTTTCGATCATTCTACAGAAAGTCTATATAGAATGAATGCATTCAAATAAAGTTCCATTATAGAGCATGCTCCTTTAAATATTCCTTGCTCTATTTTAGCCCTCGCCAGAGGGCTTTTTTTATAAGTATATGTGAGGGCGACATAAAGGAGAAATCCCTGTGTGAACTAATCA